CGAACACTTAGACGGCAAAATGCAAGTACATCAGTTGGTGGTAAAAAGTCTGGATTAAAAACACCAGCTGGAACTTTCGAAGATGGCTTTGCTGCACAATCCAGGCAAACTGGATATTTTAAACCATTAACTGCAGGACCTGGATATTCAAACCATCAAAACGGTAAAGCTTTTGATCTACAAACAGGAATGGGCAAAAGTCAGAGCCCATATATAGTAACAACAAAAACATGGAGGTGGCTAGTTGCAAATATGCACCAATATGGATTTATTAGAGCAGTTTCTAAAGAACGATGGCATTGGGAATACCATCCTGGAGCAGGAATGTTTTCAAAAGTACCTAGAGACCATGGAACATGGGATAATTTAGTATAGGAGAAAAGTTATGGCATTAATACCACCAAGTGTATATGAAGGACAACAAGTAGTAATAAACTCAGATAGATTACTATTTAACGCAAGAACAGATTCAATATTATTAATATCAGAAGAAAGTGTTGGAATTTCAACTAATGGTACATTCAACGTTGATTCAGGAGATATTGCAATAATAAATAGTCCTGAAATATACTTAGGATTAGACGCAGTAGAACCAGTAGTTCTAGGTGATACTTTATTAGGTTTACTAGAAGAATTATGTGACGCTCTTGCAGCTGAAACCCACCCAACCCCTGTTGGTCCGTCAGGACCTCCAATAAACGCAGCCGATTATTCATCAATTAAAAGTAGACTTTCAACATTTTTAAGTCCACAAAACTTTACACTATAATATTATGCCATTTATACCACCAGCATTTCAATCAGCTCTATCAGGAATAGAAGCAAACCATCCAGGAAACGCGGTTGCCTTTGCAAACGCCTGGGCCGACGCATTTTTTATCGGCTTTGGTAATCCAATACCTCCATCAACAACAGGCCAGGCAGCAAAATCTGCAGCCTTCGGTATATTTTTAGGCGCATATGAAAAATTTAATCCAGCAGATGCTCCACAAGGAATAAATATAATGAAATCTGCAGTAACGGCTTTTGCAGCAACATTAGCATTAGGAATGTTACCAAATTTTGCAGCTATTCCACCTTCAAGTCCATATCCTGGGTGGGAACAATTTGCATCCCAAATAAGTGCATCAAATAATAAGGGTACGATGCCTGGATTAATAACTGCTGCAACTGTTCCATGGTTTATGACTGGAATAGCTGTTCACACAACGACTGGAGTTACGTTACCCTGGTCGTAACAATTAACCAAACTGTTTGATATTTATATAAGGAATACAAACGCTAGGAGAAAAAAATATGAAAAAATCTGATTTAGTTAGAGTAATTAGAGAAGTTGTTAAACGTGAAGTACGGTCTGCTTTGAAAGAAGAATTAGCAAATAAACAACCAATTAAAGAAAATATTACACGTAAAAAGAAGGAAAAAATAACTCAAAAATTTAGCGACAACCCATTATTAAATGAGGTTATGCAAGAAACTGCAACAGATAATTGGGCTTCAATGGGTAATAAAGAATTTAATTCTACAGATGCTTTAGCTGGTAGAGCTGGTTTAGCATCAATGATGGGAATGGAAAGCCCGGATCAAGCCTTTGGTGGAAAACAATCAATACAACAAATGCTACCTGAAGATAGAAAGCATGTTCAAGTACAGCCTGAATTAGAACAAGCTTTAACAAAAGATTATTCAGCACTAATGAAAGCAATTGATAAAAAGAAAAAGTAATATAAAATGGGTATTCCAATAGAACAACCAAATACAAATTTACGGGAAGAACAGTCTAGATTAAATGCTAGTAAAAATGCTGAGTTTATAGAAAGTTCTGGAAACTATATAATAGACGGTAAAATAGTTCAAGGCCGACCAAAAGGTTGGAAAGGTGCTAGAGCTAGAAAAGTTTCAACAAGACAACCTTTAGATTTTTTACCAGATGTTGCAATTGGCTTAAAATTACCATTTAATGATCCAAACGGTAGGCTATTTGATTTAAACTATTTGTCAATGGACCAAACAATGACCAATCTTGAAAACTTGTTATTAACTAGAAAGGGTGAAAGAATAATGCACCCAAAGTTCGGTACACGATTACAAGAGGCATTATTTGAACCAAACACTGAACGTTTAAGAGGATATGTAAATACTGAAATAGAAAAGGCAATTAGCTTCTGGCTACCATATATATTATTACAAGACGTTGAAGTTAGTGTTTCTGAAAAATCTGGTAATAATTCATCAATGATAGATCCATTCCATGGTATAGTTGCAAAAATAACATTCAGTCTAAAAAACAATAGAATAGATACACGTACAATTGTAATAGATATAAAAGCGGATTAATATGGGAATACAAACAACAAAATCAGACTTAAAATACTTGAATAAAGATTTTTCTCAATTTAGAGAAAAACTAATAAATTATTCAAAGACATATTTTCCTGACACATTTAATGACTTTAACGAGTCTTCTCCAGGTATGATGTTTATAGAAATGGCATCTTATGTTGGAGATGTTTTATCTTATTATTTAGATAATCAATTAAGAGAAAGTTTAATAACCGAAGCAACTGAGCGTTCTAATATTATTTCAATTGCAAAAGGTATGGGATATAAGCCTAAACCGTCAGTTTCTTCTTTTTCAACCTTAGATGTATACATACTACTACCATCAGTTGGTTCAGGCGCATCAGCTGCACCTGATTGGGCATACGCCCCAGTTGTAGATGCAGGACTACAAGCAGCTGCAAAAACTGCCGGAAATATAGGTTTCTTTTCCCTTTCACCAGTTGATTTTAGATTTTCAAGTTCACTTGACCCAACAGATGTTTCTGTTTATAAAATAGATAGTTCTGGAAATCCTGAATCTTTTTTATTAAAAAAACAGGTACCTGTACAAAGTGGAAAACAAAAGGAAAAAAAGTTTGGCTTTGACTCACCAAAAAAATACGATAAAGTATTATTGGATGATAATGATATAATACAAATACTTGACTGTAGAGATTCAGATGAAAATCGGTGGTATGAAGTAGACTATCTAGCACAAAATACAATATATGAAGAAGTAAAAAATACGGCTTTAATAGATCCTGAATTAGCCCAATTTAACGAAGAAACCCCATATCTACTAAAATTAAGAAAAACTTCTAGAAGATTTACAACAAATGTTTTAGCAGATATGACAACTGAATTACAATTTGGAGCAGGAAACTCCTCAGAATCAGATGAGTTAATAATACCAAATCCAGAAAATGTTGGTATGGCTATTCCATATGGAAACACATCTGTAATGGATAACGCTTGGGATCCATCAAATACAATGTTTACTAGGGCATACGGAAAAGCACCATCAAATACAACACTAACAATAAAATATCTAGTTGGTGGAGGTATAGAATCAAACGTTAAGGCTGGTGTAATAACCGATCTAACAAAGGTTTCTTTTAGTTTAGACGGAGATGGACTATCATCTTCAACAATAGGTTTTGTACAAAAATCTGTTGCAATAAACAATCCAGAACCAGCAACAGGTGGTAAGTCTGAAGAAACAGTAGAAGAAATTAGACAAAATGCCCTTGGAAACTTTGCAGCACAATCAAGAGCAGTAACTAGAGAAGACTATATATCTAGAGTATATTCTATACCAGCAAGATTTGGAAACATTGCAAAATGTTTTATTATTCAAGATGAACAAGTAAATCCAAAAACAGGAACAACTATATCTAATCCACTTGCTTTAAATATGTATGTTTTGGCATTTAATAGTAATAAGCAATTAACAAACGCCAACCTAGTAACTAAGGAAAATCTAAGAAATTATCTAAGTAGATTTAGAATATTAACAGACGCAGTAAATATAAAAAATGGATTTGTAATAAATCTTGGTGTAGACTTTTCAATAGTGCCTTTACCGGGCTATCAAGGACCAGACGTGTTGGTTAAATGTATTACAACATTAAAGGACATATTTAATATTGATAAATGGCAATTTAATGAGCCAATAATGCTAGGAAATATAGCAACTGAACTAGATAAAATAGAAGGTGTACAAACAGTTATAGACCTAGATATTCATTGTAAATTTGATAAAGATGCTGGATATTCTGGAAACTTTTACGATATTAGAACAGCAACAAAAAATAAAATAATATATCCATCTCAAGATCCTGCAATATTCGAAGTCAAATATCCTGACGACGATATTAGAGGAAAAATAGTGGCTCTTTAGAGGAGAAATAATATATGCAATATTCAATAACACCTAAAAAAGATGCAACCATTTACGAAAGATCTGGTAGTATGAACACTGGAATAGACGAAATATTAGAGCTTTCAAAAATAGTTAGTGCATCTGATTCAACTAATATATATAATTCTAGAGCCCTAATAAAATTTGATTTATTAAAAATATCAGGATCAATAGTTGCAGGAATAATACCATCCGCATCTCAACCAAATGCCCCTAAATATTATCTTAAACTATACACTAACAATGCCCATGACTTAGAATACAAATATGGAATAGAGGCTTGGCCAATATCAGAGTCTTGGAATATGGGTAAAGGTAGAACAGACGATCAAAAAGTTCTTCCAGGAGGATCTCTTGGCCATGAAGAAGAAGGTGTAAGTTGGCAATATAAAGATGGTAGATTTTATTTTGGAAATACATGGGCAACCAGTTCTGCAATAATGGGAGTTGGAACAACTGGATCCTATTCAACTACCCCAGGAGGAGCAACTTGGTATACTGGATCTGGATATGTTGCATCTCAATCATTTGACTATGAAGCAACAGATATAAACATGGACGTAACAGGCATTGTTAATAATTGGATAAACAAATCTATACCAAATGAGGGCTTTATAGTTATGCGTAGTGGCTCCAATCAAGGCAGTACCATTGATGAAGAAAGAAATGGAATTCCTTATGGTACATTAAAATTCTTCTCTACAGATACACATACAGTTTACCAACCAAAATTAGTAGTTGCATGGAATGACCAAGTAGCTACAGGAGCAAACACGCCAATAACAGTTACAGCTGATAATGTAGTAGATGTTAGAAATAGGGGCTCGTACAAAATATCAGATAGAGTACGGATAGATATTATATCTAGACCTAAATTTCCAGCAAAAACATATTCAACAGCGTCTGAAGCAGCAACCAAATATAATCTACCGCTATATTCTTATTGGTCTGTTAAGGACATGATAACTGAAGAAACAGTAATACCCTTTGATAGTGCTTCAACTTGGATTAGTCGTGATGGTGAAGGAAGCTACTTTAATTTATGGATGGACCAATTTTATGAAGAAAGAAGATATAAGTTTGTATTCAAGTCTATAACAGGTAACTATAATTATCCAACTACAGAGATAGTATATGATAATGATATGACGTTTAAGGTGGTGAGATAAATATATGGCAATTCGTAAAGGATATAGTATAAAGCGATCAAGAACTCGACCAATAAGTAAACGAAGGGTGAAAGATTCTAGGCCTATTGGAAATAAAAAACCTGTATTTCCAAGAACACCAATACTTACAAAAATACACAATAAGGCTCCACAAAAAAAGATACGTAAAATACCTGGAGTAGACGATAGGTTTGAAGCCTTTGACGATGAGTTAACACCCTTTGGGCGAGCATGCAAAATAGAAGCAGAAAAAACTGAAAAATCCCCATATATAATGCGAGATGATTTAGACTATTCATTAGGATCTTTTTCAGTTGTACCAGCAAATAAAGAAAGAATAGCATCTGATGAAGGATCTGATGAAGGGTTAAATATTGTTTCAACTGAAAAGGTTATTAGAAATTCAAAAGGTATAATAATATCAACAGAGGATAGTGAAGAAGATGGTGAATCATATGTCATTGCATCAACAAAATATTTATTTGATACATTAGACTATGAAAGAACAATTGATACAGAGTTTTCCGAATTAGCCCTTTCCCCAACTCAAATGGATGGACCAAATAAGGCTCCAATAATAATAGATTTACAATGTTACCCAGGCCATGGACTACTGGATGGTTCTGCAACTAATGGTTGGCACATACAAACACTTATTGATATTGGTGAACCAAGTTACCAGGTTGAAGCAAATAATAATGTTGTTTTAGTGTGTGACGCATATAGCTATATAGACAATGATGGTACTAGACAAAATGATGATTTAACGTTTACTTGGAGATTTACTGCTGATGGAATGGGATCCGCTATGAATTCTGTTGTTGGCGATGGAGAACAGGTATTAAGGTTATTTAATGCCCAGCAACAACAGCGTGGTAGATATACTTGCGAAGTTTCAAATGAAAAAGGAATGTCTTCAACGAGAGCAGTATTTATTAATCCTATTGGTGGAATTTTAGTTGAATTAGATGATAATGGTTTACCAACTGGTAATCATGTCAGAGACGAAAACCACGATAGTAAATTTTCTCAATTTGATAGCTATTGGGATTACGATCCTACTAATGTAAGGTGGTACCTTGCAGAATACAATGGTAGTAGTTGGATAGAAGGAACAGAGGAAAAACCTGTTACAAATTCTCCGGTATCTGGTCAATATTTTGCATCAGATGCACCAAAAGTAATATTAGATAAAGATAGCCCAGAAAAACTAGCAGCAGATTATGCTGCATCCTGGGTAAAGGACGCTAAAGGAAAATGGAAGTTTAATAAATAATGGCAAAAAGAATAGAAATATACGACCCAAACGATATTAAGCTTATAAAAAGTAGGCCGGCGTTTACAAACTTTGGTTCAATTGGAGAAGCAGATTACGTAGAACTACATGTTCTTAGCGGTGAAAATGTACTTGAAAGTAATTATGATGTTGAAGGTTGGTCGACCGACACAAAGGATACGAATAATTCATCACCATCTATATTATTAAATATTCACGAAGATATACGAGACCTAGGATACAGATCAGGTAAATTTAATGTATTATATAACTTCTTTAGAAAAATAGTTGGTGATAACATAAACTCCCTTATCATTGACGAAGTATCTAAAACCAGAAAAGAAATACGTATTAGATTAAAGGATCCTAATAATATGCCTCTTGCTGCAGAATTTTTAGAGTGGGCAAATAAAGAAGGTGATGATAATAGAATAGATATTGAGGTAGACTTTTTTAGTGAAGTCACCCTTAACTTTGGTGAAGGGGTAACGGCTTTAGCTGTAAATTGGATGGTAGACTATCAAGTCTGGCCAGAATACCCTTACTCAGTAGTTGTTAAGCTATATGAACCCTTACCTGAAGAACTAGAGGCTAAAGACGAACTTTGGATTGTAAAATCAATTGTTGATTCTGTTACTGAAGAATTAGACGTCCAATATATTCCACCAATGGTACAACCATATCAAATGGCGCCACCAAACTTTACAATACCAACAAAATATGATACTGCTTCTCCAACGGCTCCTAAATCATTAAACGATTTATTAGATGCACCAGACGAAACTAAAAATAAATTATTAAATAAATTTTTTAGTGGTAGTATCGGTGATGTTGATATAAATTTTGATTTTAATATAAAGGGAACAGACTTATCAAATGTTGTTCATTTTGGAAAAGCTACTGATAGATTAGAAAACTTTAAATATAAATTACAACAAATAGAATTTTATGATGCAAATATATTAGGTTTACAATCAGCAACGGCTGGTAATTCATATCAATTTGCACAAAATGTTTCTAAATTTAAAAATCTAAAAACAGCTGTAATAGCTGGCTTTGATGATATAGAAAACCAACTATACTATCATTCTTCTTCATATGAAGGAACTAGCTCTTATGGAGATTATTGGAATTTATCTTGGCCAAAGGAAACAGGTATTGAACCATATAAATTGGCACCCACAACTTCTTCTCTAGCATTGTCTTGGCTAGGACAAATAACTCATGAAGGAGCAGACCATTATAATACTGGAGCAATGTATTCTGCTTCAATGTACGATATGTTTAATGATAATTCTTTACAAAGATTAATTCCTAGTCATGTTCTTAGAGACGAAAACAACGCCGAATATTCTAGGTTTGTTAATATGATAGCACAACACTTTGATTATATATATTTTTATATTAGATCATTACTTGATATTCATAAACGAGATAATAACATATATGAAGGATTATCTAAGGATTTAATAAAACCGGTACTAGAATCTTTAGGTTGGTATCCTCATCAAGGATTTGACTTTGATGACCTATGGACATATCATCTAGGAACAGATTCTTCAGGAAGTTTTGGTGCATCACAAATCAACCACACTGCGGACTTTACCCAATCTGTAACGTTTGCAAATAACAGTCAAACAAGTCAATCTTTTTCAAGAGAAGAAATATCTAAAGAATTATGGAAAAGAATATTAAATAATTTACCTGGGGTAATGAAGTCAAAGGGTTCTGAAAAATCAATACGGTCTCTGATTAGTATGTATGGTTTACCATCAACAATATTAAAGATCTATGAATATGGAGGACCTCAAGTTAACCCTAACAGAAAATCAAAGGTAATATATGATAGGTATTCTTACTCTATAAAATCTTCTCCAAATGATTATATTAAGGGTACTTGGTCACCAGCATCGGCTTCAGTCGGACCAGTTAGATACCCAGACACTGTTGAAATGAGGTTTAGAATACCTGATATATCATCAAATAAGACTCCAATGGTTCTATGGAATACTTATAGTGGTAGTGTATCTATCTGGCTTGAACCAACCTCATCTAAACTAACGGATGGTCTTTCAAATACATCAACAAACTTTTTTCAAAAAAATGTTTATGGAAGAGTACATTTCGCCCTTAGATCTGGTTCAGGAGCATCATCAAGAATGATATCAGCCTCTACAGATTACGCTCCTATATATGATGGAGATTGGTGGAATATACAACTATCAAGAAGAGACGCAGCTAAAGACCAAGATAAGTTTGCATTTACAGGGTCAACTAAAATAGCAGATCATGCTGCTCAAGATTTAAGATACCAATTATATTGTAAAAAGAAATCTGATTTTTCAGTATATGGAAAAATACCATTTAATCTTAGTTCTAGTTTGGATGTATCTGGTTCTCTTGGAGAACGAACAGCAAGTTATAATAGGGCTTGGGGTGGAACAACTGGTGATATTATAGATGAAACTGTTTTAGGTAAATTATGTCACTACGTTGGTGGAGGAATAGGAACAGAAACTGGAGATAATTTTTTATCAGTTAGTGCTAGTAGCCAAACATTTTCTGGATCACTTCAAGAATTTAGGCTATGGCACCATCATCTATCAGAATCTGTTTTTGAAGGTAGGGTAAATTCGAATAGATCTATAGAAGGTAGATCGATGACTTCTTCTTATCATGATAATTTAGTAAGATGGGCTTTAGGTAATGACCTAAATAAATATAATGTTTCTCACTCAGTACAAATATCATCAAGCCACCCAGCACTATCTAGTAGATTTGTAAATGGGACAGGTACAACCTTAACCACACAAGGTACTCTTTACGGTTACCAAGCATTAGGTAAAACAAAAGGATATGGTGAAGAAGAGGAAAGAACGTTTACACTAATGCCTAAAGAAATAGGTTTTTCTCAGCATTCTGAAAAAATAAGGTTAGAAGATAATTCTCTTAAAAACTCAACGTTGGCTGTTGACGTCAAAAATGAAAAAAGTTCCAATGATACTAATCCAGTTGATTCAAATAAATTAGGTATATTTTTCTCTCCAGTAGACGAAATAGATTTAGATATAGCCCATGAATTTGGACCATATGATCCAGACAATTTAGTTGGTGATCCAATGGATACATTCAGGCCTAGTTATTTACAGTTAGGACATGCAAGAGATCACTATTTCAAGAAACACTTTGGTAATCCAAACTTTTCTTCATATATACGACTAATGCAATATTTTGATGATTCTCTATTTAGAACAATACGACAATTATTGCCTGCAAGGGCAAATGCTCAAGTTGGTTTATTGGTAAAACCACATAAACTTGAAAGGCCAAAGGTTTTAGCAAAACCATCTGCAAGTATGCATGGATATACGGCGGTTGAAAGACTAGAACCAGAACCACTTATGGGTAGTATAGGTATACTTGATTCAATGTCCTTTTCAGGATATTCTGCAGGAGAATTTGGTCAATGGAGATGGAAGGGAACACAATACCACGCAAATTCCCACTCTGCCTTTGGGCCCTCAGGTTCAAAAGTGATGAATCACCAAGGTTCTAGAGAAGGCGGGTTTATGCTTGTTGCTTCAACATCAAATGCAGCTATAATGAAAGACAGGTTCAAACCATTAAATAATAGAGAGGCGGCTCTTGGATTATTAAACACAACTGTTGGTGAAATAGAAGCAGATATGGACTATACTAAATTTGGATATGACCATGTATTAAAGGGTGCTAGATATATAC